CAGCCAGTTTCTTGCGCTCCTCTGCGGCGATCTGCGCACGGCCCTTTTCCTGCTGCTCGGCACGGAACTTGACCACCGCACTTTGTACACGCGGGTCCCTGATGTACTGAGTATCTACCCACCCATAGAACTCGTCGGTGGTTGGCATGGTTTCTGCCTGGCCCCTACGCTGCAGGTTCGCATTACGGGCGTCTACATAGTCGCCGTATTGTGACATCGCACTCGCCATGCGGTCCTGCAATTCACCAGCAGACGCCCACGCGGGATACTTATGTCCCGCGCCGGTGCCCACTTGCTCCATGAACGATCTAGCGACTTGTTCACGTTGCATCCCCGCGTAAATCTCGGCTTCCTTTTGCGATGCGACCTGTGCTTGCTCGCCCGCTAGGGCTGCCTCAACTTGGGCTGACTGTTCTGGGTAGTGCTCTTTGATCTGGGCAAGCATTTCCGCTTGCAGTGGATCAGTTTCCGGCGTGCCATCTTGGAGCGCCTGCACTCTGGCCGCGAGGCGTGCATTATCCAGGCGAACTTGATCCAGTTGGGCCTGTGAGTTTTGCACCTCTTTTTGCCGTACAGACGAGTTCACGAGCGTACGTATGTGCCGCTCCATGTGAGCGGGAACTGTAAGCTCTGTGACTCCCTGGTCGGCTAACGGATTTCGCGGGTCAAGTGGAATGGTGACAAGCTCCGCCCCAGCGGCCTGTGCGGCAGGGGGTAGCTCCTCGGTAACCGGAGTCTTCGCGACCACATCGGGGGCAGCGGACTCCTCTTCTGCATGTTCAATGGACGCGGCTTCGGCAGCGCCTTCCTCCATATAGGTGCCGTCTTCAGCCGCATGTGTGCGGCCGACTTCGTCCACCTTGCCAGGAGTACGTTCTGCGTGGAAGACTTCGGCTGCTGCCTTGGCCCTCTCCTGCATGGCCTCCCTGGCCTGCTGCCTTACGGAACGAGGCGGCAGGGCTGGCCCTACTTTTTCTGGAGCGACTAGACGCGGCTCCGGGGTGCTCTCTTCTACTACTGGTACTGGTGTAGCGACCTCCTCTACTACGGGAGGTGGTGCAGGAGCGGCCTCTACTGGGGCGGCTACCGCAGTTGCATCGTCACTCACATTGCCCTCACTCTGTTAGCGAACGCCCGATCCGCGCTCACCATGGATTGTGCGCTTGGGGTCCCGCCTTCCGGCGCGGGCTTGAAAGACTGCTCTACAGAGCCTGTGGCCTGGGATCTCTTGGGGGCCGCACGCTCTTGGTCGTCTTTTTTGATTGCGCCCGCCCGTGCCTGCTGTTCTGCGGCAGCTTCTGCTTGCGCGGCCTGTTTTTGCGCCAGCCACTGCCAGAACTGCTGCTGGCGGAACACCGCAACTTGGCGAGCGAGCGGGTCTTCGGTTTCGTCCTGGGTGATCACGCTGAGTATGTCGATGTGTCGTTCAAGCTCGTCGTCCATGAGCGTCGGATGCCGTTGGTCTACTTCCTGTGCACCCATCATGGCCGCTTGTTGCACCATCGGATCGCGCATCCCGCCTTGGATTTGCGGAAACTGCTCGCGTATCATCGTAGCAACTTTGCGGATAGAATTGTTGATCACCAGTGGTCTGCGGTCGCGCACTTCCTGCGGGTCGTCGATTTGGCGAAATAAGCTCTGGTCGGGCCAGTTTTTGCGCAGCTCCCTGGTGCCAAGCACCTGTTCGCCCCGCTGATCGACCATGCCGAACATATTCATAAGTTGCTGGGCACGCGCTTCGGTCGAGGTGCCGAACCCGCTGACGAGCGTAAAAATCGGAGGGCGCTCGCTCATTTGCGCCCTGGATACATACGATTCGGCTATATGCCCCTGTTCGTCGCCCACGATGTCTATAATGTCGGGCACGTCCATGTATTGCTTGTGCAGTTTCCAGTTGAGCCGCGCAAAAGCCTCCAGCTCTTCCCTGGTGCGCTGCACGATGGGCCCAAAAATAGAGTCGTCTGCCTGTTGCAGCGCAATAATCGCCTTACCACTGCCTTTCATCTCACCGCGTGACGCTGCCTGCCATCCGCCCTTCCGGTACATACCGTCTAGGACCCGGCTGATCTTGGACTCAAGTAGGGTGATATGACGGGCTGGGTATTCGAGGTACTGTAGTTCAAGGCTCCCTGCACCAAGCTGCTCGACTTCGAGGAGTGTGTCGCCCCGGAAGCTGATAGTGTCAACATTAACTGCACCAGATGACGCCAGGGGGGGGCGGGATGCTCTGCGTAGATATTCGTTTACCAGGCTCTCAAGCTGATTGAGCTGGATCTGGTCGTCGTCGATGTCCGCCACGAACGGTTTGCCGAGCGGATCGTCCATGCGGTGATGCGAATAGACCTGCACGCTGCTGAACGACGACGCCGGAAGATCGCCTACCCAAAGCAGCGTCGGCGTGCCTATGCCGCCATGTGCTTCGTCGCGACTAGTTGCCGCGGAGCCTTGCAGCGCAACGATAGCTAGGCGTCCGTTAGGCCAACTCGGGTCTATGCCCGGCAGGATTTCGTCGTAGATCACGCCAATCAGCTCATCATGGTTCCAGCCGGGCGTCAGGACCGCGGAACCGTGTACGTCCCCGCCTGCCTGCGTCCACTTCTGCACCACACGCTGGAACGTCGAAGCGGACGGCATACGTTCGTTGCCTTCAATGTCTGGGCGACCGAACGCATCGCGCACCATTTGCGCTGGCAAGACCCTGCCGAACGTCTGCCTATGTATGGAGTTCCTACGTGCCCCAGAGTCGAATACATGATCGAACGGGTTGCCCACCCAGTTGTCTACTGCACCGGGCTTCGGACTGATCATCGGATTGCCCATATCGTCTTGCGCAGCGACCGCTTCATAGGGGTCGCCGTTCACGTCGTCGCGCCAAGCGGCGTGGATCGGACACGTGCCATAACAGGCGGCCATGTATTTGGCCTCGGCCATGATCGCGTTCCACTTCTGCATACGCACCACGTGGTTCATAAGCGCCTGGTCGATGACCGCACTCTCGCGGTCTTCACGTGAGCTGGGGGGCTCTACGACAAAGCGATACGGCTGTGTGGTGAGATGCGCCACGAAGTTATCGGTGATCGGGCGGAGCTGGTTGTTTTGGATGCGGGGTACGCCGGATAGGTTGGCTGGGATCTTGAGGCGCTGACCGTGATACAGGTCGTACCACTGTGATCCACCTTCGCCGTCCACGTGCAGAACGTACTTCTCTGCGGTGAGGTCGCGGTGCCTACGGGACCTTAGCCCTCGCCAGTGAAACTCCCGTGTTTCGTCGGCAAGGGCCTTTTCCGTGACGGGCCCCTGGGCGTCCATGCGGTTGGAGCCTTGAGACGGCAAACCCGGTGCTTGTGGTAGAGTTTCGCCTTCGTGTGCCATAGCGAACGATAGTTAACACATCAATTCACTGCGAGTCGGTCCCTGGACCGTCGTTCTGGGATGCGACGTGTCGCCAGTACGCTTCTGCTATCGCTTCACGGGGCAATTTCGTGGATCGGGTTTTGCGCATGATGCGCGATATTTGGACCTGTAGGGTGCCCCTGGATATGCCCAATTCACCCTCTACGTCACGGTACGTTTTGCCGTCCCTGCCTACCAGGATGATGATGTCGGTCTGTCTAGGTGAGAACATCTATCGCATCCTCCAGGCCGATCACTTTCACGATTTCGGACCATGGGGTACCCTGCGAGCGTGCCATGTTGATGTCGTCTTCGACGTTCGCACGCATCTCGGGGCTATCGAACGCGTCTAGGTAATCGCGTACCTCGGGTGGGGCGGGATCTTCGTCTCTGGGCTTCTGCGGGCGCGGCTCCTCGGACAGGCCGTGGTCTTTGCGGTCCATGCGCATGTTGTGCCGCTGTAGTTGTACGATCAGGCCCTGCTGTCTGCGTACTTGGCGGTGCAGCCGCTCGTTCTGTCTCTCCAACACCGCAACTATGCTATCGCGGGTACTAGACCACGGCCACCTCATGCCTTTGGCAGTTCGGGGGGGTAAGTATAGACGGCATCCCCTGGCACTTCGCCCAAGTGCCTGCTCATGTCGGATGCGAGCATTTCGGCCAGCGCGACCCACAGTTCGGGGCTTCCCTCGAACGTGACCCTTACGTGGTCATTGATGCGCTCGACACCCACCCTGACTGGTATGCCTAATTTTGCCAGCCTTAGCCTGACCGCTTCACCCCTCTGTGCCAGGCTCTCCATCTCTGCTTGCCTCCCCTTCATCGCCGTCACCTCTCTTGAGTTTCACGAGCTTAATCCTACCTGCGAACCCTTTGATCCGGGTCCACACCCGAACCAGGCCGATGTGCCACTTTTTGTAGAACGGTGTCTCCAGGTATTCTATGTACTTCTCCACCTGATCCAGGCGAGAGGCCATGGGCAGCAGGATGCTATCCTGCCATAGTGCGATCATACCCATCACATCGGCCCTGGTGGCCAATTTCTTCGCGTACCTGTCTTTTTTCTCTTCCTCCTTCGCACCCATCTTGTCCAGGCGTTTTTGCTGCTCTGGGGTGAAATCCATCTCTTTTTTGATGGCATCGGCCTCTGACGCGCTCTTGTAGAGCAAAACGTCCTCTTCTTTGACGGTTGGTGGCGTATACGGACTTGGCCGCGCTTTACGTCGTCCCATCCCAAACCTCCTCGTTGGTCTTTTTCACCTGTTCGCTCATCTTCTCATAGCCCAAATCGCGGTTTTTTGCGGGGCCCTTGCCCGGAATCTCAAATTTCGGCGCTTTCCAGTGGCTCATGGTCGCATAGCGCAGTGCGGCGATCATATCTGCGCCATCAGCCGAATTGTCGTTCGGATCTTGGTCTTGCGCCTGCCCTTCCTTCGGGTTGGGGTAGCGCCAGTTAACGATCTCATACATGAGCCTGGAACCGACTTGTTGGCGTCCCTCAGACGCGGCCGACTGCCTAAGTCGCCATTTCTGGCGGTCGGCTAGTTTTCGCGCAAAAAGCAGCGCCCTACGCGCCAATAGGTTATTTACGAGCGTAACGGACGCCCTGCGGGCCTTATGTTCGGCCCTGACGGGCCTGACCCGGTATGGCGAGCCGATGCGGGCAAATTCGCGGTTAATCTCGACAATATCGGTCGGATTTGCGGCATCTCCCCAAATTCGGGTTTTTGGGGGCGCTTTCCACGCTTCTAGGTGCGCGTGCAGCCGTCTGGCGCGGATTTCGAGTGTTTCTTTCTGCGAAAAAATCTCTCCGACGACGTGTCCGCGGTTTGCGCGGTCCACGGTGATGTGACAGAACGCAAATCGCCAATATCCGAAGTCTACGCCGCACAAGTGGCCCCAGTTTTGGTCTTGCACGGTCTTCATCATGCCTTCGTCGAAGGTTTCGTTGTGTTTTTGTGGATCGAAGTTCAGCGCAACGCCCGTAGGTGTGGCGAAGCGCCCAAAAATGCGTGCTTCGGCTTGTGCTGGGTCGTGCTCGAACTCACGGGTGATCTGTTCGATGACTCCGGGGTCGATAGCCGGGTTATCCGCTACTCCCGCATGGCTGCAGAAGTGGTGAGCTGTTTGGCCTAGCCGCCATGGCTCGTAAATGCGGTGAAACAACCACGTGAGCCCTAGCAGGGGGGTAGCTGTACAGCACGTAGTGCCCCCATGGCGCAAAAGTCGGGGCTGCAATTCGTCCCAAATGGGCTCTGGGTGCTCCTCGTCCAGCCACACGTGGTGTACACGGGCCGATTGGTACTTGGCGGCCCCCTGTTCGGCGCTTTTGCCGACGATTCTGGATGTGAGCCCATTATCTGCCCGTATTCTGATGACCCGTTTCGTGCTTTGCTGGTTCGGGATCGGGGCGTCGATGATCCTATCGGGCGGTATCCAGGTAAGGATCTCGGGTAACAGGATGTTTTCCCACAGTTGCCAGGTCAGCGCACTAGCCCAGATCAGGAGTGGTGGCTGCCAGCGTTGCTGGGGGTGGCGACCGAGCGCCATGAGCGCGACATCTATAGCTCCTAGCGTAGTTTTTCCCGCCTGGTTCGCCCAGAACAGCCACCTATGGCGGGCTTCTGCGTTCAAAGCAACGATCTGCTTGGGGTGCATCTGCGCAGGGATCACGGGTTCGGTTTTACTGTATTCGTATTCGTAGGCTTCGGTGCGCTTGGGGTCCATGAGCACGCGCAGCGGGTCGTGCAGACTGTGGCCCAGGGCACTACGTGCTGCGCCCTCCAGCTCAGTGAGGTGCAGCCATTCTTCTAGGTTCTCAATCTCGGGCAGTTTCAAAGTATCACGGGACGAGGTCCATTGAACGCCAGTCGCGATGCGACTTATTGATATGGCCTTTTTGGACGAGCGCGTCTACTAGCCCCCAGGTGGTGGACAGCGCGTTGCCGCAGCGGTCGGCTAGTTCTTGTAGGGTCGGCGCGTAGCCCTTCGAGGCGATGTGGTCCTTGATCAGCCCCAGCACGGTAGACTGTTTTGCGGTGAGCGGCTTTTTGTGCCTGGGCGGGCTCTCCAGGTAGTGGCCGCACGTCGGACAAGAACCAAAGACATCGTCCCGAATCGGCGGCGTATATACCTGCTCACTCATACAACCTCCCCCGTTACGTGCTCACGCAGCACCAGGGCCCAACGCGCTTCGATGCGGCGCAAAACCTCTGGGTCGTGTTCTTCGGCCTGCACAGCCAGCGCAAGTGCGCGGACCAGATCCGGCGAAAATTTCTCGAACTTAACGCCAATGCCGTAGCGGCAAAGCAAATCCAGGGCCTTCAGCCTGTCCGAGGCCGACGCGTTCTTGGGCTGGCCGCACTCATCGCACGGCTCGACCTGGGGACTGAGTATTTCCACTGCATGGTGCATTTGTTCTGCGGCGTGGCCGCGCATCCGG